GCTTTCCTCAGCCGGGGTTGCGCCTTCCATGATCCGCGCGATGGCGTCCTGATCCGTGGTCGAGTAGCCCGGCGATGTGAAGGCCAGTTGCCCGCTCGACATGCGGATCACGCGCCCGCCGTCTTTCGTGGTGGCGATGACGTTTTCCTTGGGGGCTTCCTTCGGTGTCTCCACCGGTTGCCCGGCGTATTTCGACCACGGGCCGACCGGCGCTTGCGATGCCGGGGCGCCGTATTTGAGCCAAGGACCGTCAGCCATTAGCGCACCTGTTCCCAATTGGCAGGATTTGACGCATCGCCGCCCTTGAAGCGCCAGCCGTCCTCAACCATCCCAGCCCGTGGGATGGACGATCCATCGTCGCCGCCAGCCAATAGCGCCTTGCCTTGAGCGAGGATTTGCTCAGGTGACATGCCACTTTCGATGGCCAGAACAGCCCGCTCGCGCGCTTTGGCTTTCGCCTCCAGCCGCGCCGGGCTATCGCCGGGCTGTGGCAGGTAGGTTTCGCCGTAAAGCTGCTGCTCTGGCGCCGTGATGGCCGCGCCGGTATCCTTGCGCAGGATGGCCTGAAGGAATTCGTTGCCGTATTGCTTGGCTAGCTGGAAATCGTCAGACTGCAACGCCTTCCCAAAGCCGAGAGGCACCATTTCAGAGACCTGCCCCACCCTATCGGTGAGAGCTGTGGCAACGGGGTCCAGCCCTTTCAGTGCGCCACGGGCGCGAACTGAATAGGTCGTGTCCTTGCTTTGTGCCTCGGTGAACGGCTTAGGAGACGACCCGCCATAGCTGACGACAGTTCCATCTGGCGTCGTGACGTTGAACCCGTTGCCCTTCTTCGCTTGCTCGTAGCCGATCCGATCCAGCGGCGTGCGGCCAGCTTTCGTTTCCTCTGCGGCATAGCGCCCGTATTCGTCTGCCGGTGCGGCCTGATACCCTTGGATCGGCACCACGCCTTGCGTGCGGTCCTGCGGGTTGGCCCACATGTAACCTTGCGGCGCGCCCTGCGTGACGGCTTCCGGGTCGCCCTGCGTCTGCTTCAGGATTTCCGCCATGGTCATGTATTTGCCAGCCAGCACGTCGCGGTTGCCGAACTGGCCGACCAAATCCGGCGCTTGGGTTGCCATGACCTGATCCCACTGCTCGGGGGATTGGATCATCATGCCCATCTTTACCGCGTCCTCGATCTGCGCGGCCTCGGCTGCCCGTTCCGCTGCGGTCTTGGTTGCGGCGTATTCCTCGATCTGCCGGGCTTCCTGCGCGTTGAGGATTTCCATGCGCCGCGATGCAAAGCCCATGTCCTGCCTGCGGGCGTCCATCACCTGACGGCTGTTCTGGATGCCAAGCGCGGCCTCGGGGCTGATCTGCGCCAAGGCGTTCAGCGCGTTCTGGTCGCCCGACATGATGCCCGCGCCCTGCGTCTTGAACAGGTCCGCCAGCGCGTTCTGCGTCTGCGCCTGACGCACGGCCTGCCCGGCCTGCACGCCGCCCGCAAGCGCATTGGCGAAGTCTGGTTGCTGACCCGCAAGAATTATCCGGCTGTCCATCTGCATGTCAGGCTCCGCGATACTGTGTCGTGAACTGCGCGACCGGGGCCAGCGCGTTCTGGTTCATGAAGGCGCGCGGGTCCAAAGCGCCTGCAACGATCTGCACAGGCTGGAATTGCCGCTCTTGCGGGGCCAGCGCGTTACCCTGTGACGGTTGCCCTTGCGTCGGCCCACCAGCCAAAGCGTTGCCGCCGTGGTTATGCCCGTCATTCGGGGCATGATTGCCGCCACGCGCGCCGATAGGCTCGATGTGCCAAGGCTCGTGCGACATCGGGAAATGCATGCCGTATTGCGAGGCGTTGGCATGCACCCACTTTTGCGCATCCTCGCCAAGAAACCGCAGATCGACTGCGTTGCCGTGGTTGTGCTGTGAATTGCCGGGAGGCGCTACCCACTTGCGCGCGGCCTCGGGGGTGCCGTATTTCACCAGCGCCTCGTTCCAAAGCTGCTGTTGGCGCTCAGGCGACCGATACGCCGACATGACACGAAGCTGTTGCTGGATTTCGGGCGGGGCCCCGGCGAAAAGGTTTGCCAGCGACGTCTCGAACCCGTCATTCAGCCCGGTGATAGCGTCGGGACGCGTGCCACCGTCAACGAGATATGGCGACCATTCCCAAGCCATTACTTGCCCCCGCCAAACCAGCCGGGGCTAGTGCCGCTGCCACCGGCTCCAAGCCCCTGCATGTAGCCGTAAATGTTCAATCCGGTGTTGATACCGCCTGCCAGCGCGTTGCCCTGCCCGATGTATCCAGCCGCCTGCGCGTTGCCCATGTTCGCCAAAGCATTACTCGCCCCGCTGGCATAGTTGGCACCGGCAGAGGCTTGGTTGCCAGCCGCCGACATGCCCATGTTCGTCAGGCCCGAAAGCCGGTTCATGTAGTTGCCGTATTCCTCGGATGCGAGGTTCTGCCCGCGTGCCTGCAAAGCCTGCATCGTCGCGCCGCTCACCAGCCCGCCCTGCGCACCGGCCATCGCGTTGATGGCGTTATTCCCCTCGTCCACGCGGAACTGATAGCCGGGTGTCGCGGTGAAGCCCTGATACTCCGACGCGCCCTTGGCATTGGCGGTCGCATACTTGCGCGCCTCGGCCATGGTGTCGAAGGTCTTGCCGCCGACCTTGAACGATGCGCCGCCATCCCCGCCGCCGCTGAAATCGACGCCAGCGCGCTCCCAGTAGCCCTGCATCATGGACTTCTGGCGGTCGGACATGTTGCCGCCCCACTCGCCACCATTCCCACCGCCCGGCATGATCTTGGTGATCTGCAACGGGCGACCACCGACCGAAGGCGCAGCGCCAAGCCCCATCTCATACATGTAGGCATCAAGCGCGGTGTTCCCGGCCTGATAGTATGGCTGGAATTTGCGGCTGGTCTTTTGGTAAATCTCGCGCTGCAGGTCAATCTGCTGCTGCGCTGCGGCTGTCTGTGCATCCGCCGCCTTGCTGGCAGACCTTGCGCCCATCAAGCCCGACGCGATACCACCGATTGCGGCGCCTATGCCCATAGCGGCCTCCATTTCTGGCAAATGACGCCCCCGCTCGGCAGGTCCATGCGTCCGTATTCGACAAAGCCAAGACGCCGCGCAAAGGCGAGCGCGGCCCGGTTGCTCTCACTCGTCCATCCGACGATCAATTCGGGTGCTTCCGCCTTCCAGAACGCATCCAGGATGCGCAAGGCAGGCTCTTTCGTGTGCCCCCACGCCGCCGGATTGACGGCAACGTGCGCCATCCAGACGCGGGGCCAGTGGGCTTGATGCAGCGCCACGCAGACGCCGCTATCGGCCCAGTATTGAACGCCATCCTCGGGCAGATCGTCCGGGGAAATGTCGCTCTTGGCTTGCTGTGAGACGTGGGCAAAGTAGCCCCGCGCCTCGTGAACCGTGATCCTCACGTCGCCGCGTCGATAATCGCCGCAATCGCCGCGCGGGCTTGGGCGTCAATCGTCGCGCCCCCGGCAGGATCGAGAATGGCCGCAATCGCCCGGAACTTCGCCTCGTGCGCCGAGACAATCCGCACCATGGCGTCAAACGCCTCGTGAAGCTCACGGCTTGGCAGATCGCCCGCTTGAGTAATCGGCTGTTGTGGCAAGAGCGGGGTCATGCGATGCGCGCCTTTGTGGAGAGCGTCACGTCAGCCGCATCGGTCCATCGTATCTTGAACGCCCACCGCCGCGCCTGGCCCATGTGACGCCAGATCACTCGTTGCCCGTATTTGCCGACCGGCCCGATGGTGTGATGCCTGGCATTGCCCCACGTCACACCTCCGTCACGGCTCACAAACAGCGTCATTGCGCCCGACGAAAAGCCTTGCCGAGGAAACAACTCCACCTCGCGAATGATCATCCGCTGGCCGTCCTGCTGTAGCGCCCTGCTGATTGCCTCACGCACAAGCGGCGTTTCCCCGTCGCTATTCGTCCGGGCCAAGAGATCAACCCCGCCGCCGTCGCGCCCGACATACCATTCGCCGCCCATCTTGGCCGCGCAGGACGCCAGCCACGGGCCAAGGTTCACGCCGGATGCCCGCTCGTGCCATTCCTTCGTCGCCACGTCATAAACCCACGCCGCGCAGTCGCGGAACGTGATCACGCAAAACGTGTGCCCCTCGTCCTCATAGGTGAAGCAGTATTGCGGGCGGCATTGCTTGATCGCCGTCTCCACAGGCGGGATGCTGACCGGCTGAATACCCCCCGCCGTGGCGATGTGCGCCCGTGCGTCAGAACCCACCAGAAACGCGCCGCCAAGGATCTTCGTGAACAGGTTAAACCCGGCCAGCCCGATATCTCGAACGCCACCAGAGGCCCGCGCGAAGGCGTTGGCCCCGGCCTGACCGGTCACATACCACAGCTCGTGGCTTTGCTCTTTCATCACCACCAGCGTGCCGGAAACCTCTGTCACTCTGACGATGTTGTCATCCCGCCCGTCAGCCGTGGTGAAGTTCAGCGCCGGAAGGTCCGTTGCATCCGCCACGTCCGACCACTGGAATTGACGCCCGCCAAGCTGCGACAGGACCGTGTAGTTGCTAATGAAGCACGCAGAACCCACGTCCCAAAGCGGTGTTCGTTCAGTCACTGTGCCGCTGGCATAGGTGAAGTATTTCCCGTTCGCCGTGACCGCGATAACCCCATTGTTGCCGCTCAGCGTGGTTTCGCCATCATCCGTGGCGCCAAGGTTGCCTGCGGTTCCGTCCGCATCAATCCGCCACAGCCGCCCATCGCAGGCCGCGTAAATCTGCCCGGCGATTGTCTCCAATGCGCGGACAAACACGCCCGTCATCTGCGCCTTGGGCTGCATCCCAAGAACCGATTTCAGCACCCGGCCACCCTCGGCATGGGGCTCGGCGTAGCAATTCACAAGCCGCGAAGGTGCCGCCGCGATGTTGTCACGATCCCGCGCCGACTGGCCGACAAACTCGACTTCCATTAGGCGTAATCCTCGGGCGTATCTTCCTCCACCCGGTCATCTGGGCGGATCAGCGCAGCAATGCGGATGTAGGCCGATGGTCTGGACATTGGCGCGGTCGCAGCAAACGCCGGGCTGATCTCCGCAGCCAGGAACCTTGCCAATGCCGTAAACGCCGCGTCAGGCACGCCAGAGACGGGCGAGAACGGCGCGAGCGGGTCAACCTGTAGCTCGGCGAAGATGCCGTCCAGCGTGTCGCCTGTGGTCTTGTATTGGTATGCGGTCGGGGTTTCATCCTCGGCCAGCACGCCCACCAGTTTCAGAGCCTGTTCAATGATTTCAGCGCGTGTTTTCATGGAACAACCCCCGCAAAGAGAAGGGGGCACCCGAAGCCGCCCCCGTCATTGTCACGCGTCAGCAGCAGCGCCGACGAAGCCGGTAACCATGGACCAGTCAGCGCCGGTCGAGCCATAGCGCAGCTTGTCAACAGCCCGGTATTCCATGAAGCCGATGCCGGCTTTCAGGCCGTAGTCGTCCTCTTTGCGGGTCGTGGTCTTGGTCCGCATGCCCCAGACCGAAGCCAGAGCCTGCGCGCCGCAGAGGTAGACCGGCGCCACGGTAGCCGAAGCAGCACCCACGTTGCCGATGGCCGCAATCTCGGGGATTTCGCGGATAACCACGCCATCCCAGTAGATCGAGGTCGTGCCGACGAAGAGCGGGTTATCGCGACCGCGCTCCATGGCGTCTTTCCACTCGGTGCCGATGTCGGTTTTCAGGTCGCGGAAAGCGTTGGTCCCGACAAACATCATGAAGGTTTCGTTGTCACCTTCCGACTTGAACGGGCGGATACCGTCGCCGTTCGCGTTCACCGCCGTCTGCGCAATGCGCTTCATCAGCGACACGACGGCTTTCGACAGCTTCATTGCCGAGGTCACGTTGGCAAGCGCGGTCGCATGGGTCGCGTTGTAGAGCGACTTGGCGTTGCCGAACAGCACGCGGTCTGCGTTCGCCACGTTCCATGCGTTCTTCTGCGCTGC